CCCAAACGGACTCAATCTATTTTACCATTACTGGAGGGGAGCAACCAAACGAGAGGGTGAGAAGGGCAAGAATGAATACATTCCAATCGAGATTCATTGGTCACAGGTTCCCAAGTACCCCGGTGGACCTCTGAGGGATCAAGAGTGGAAAGCCCAACAGATTGCAAATACAAGCGAACAACAGTTCCAGACAGAATTTGAGTGTGACTTCATTGGTTCAACGAACACACTGATCTCTTCGTCGAAGCTACACTGCCTAAATTTCATATCTCCAATAGATAATAACAATGATGGCTTGATGATATATGAACAACCGAAAGAAGACCATCTCTATGTGATGGCTGTGGATACCGCTCGTGGACAGGGTTTAGATTATAGTGCATTTCTTGTTGTGGACATAACGACTAGCCCATATAAGGTTGTTGCAAGATTCAGAAATAATACCATTTCACCACTTGTATATCCCACCGCAATCCGAAGTGTATGTGACAAATACAATCAAGCCTACTGTCTCATTGAACTTAATGACATTGGAGCACAGGTCGCGGATATCCTATACCAAGATCTTGAGTATGAAAATGTTCTACAGTCAGTATACAGAGGTAGAGCAGGACAGGTTATTGGTAGCGGTTTCGGTGGTTCACAATCTCAGATGGGTGTCAGAACTACGGGTCCGGTCAAGAAGCTCGGCTGCTCTGTACTGAAAAGTTTAATAGAAAACGACAAGTTACTAATAGATGATATGGATATAATCCAAGAACTCTATACATTCGTGGCAAAAGGAGCATCATTTGAAGCAGATGATGGACATAACGATGACCTAGTGATGTGCTTGGTTCTATTTGCTTGGCTTACCAGACAAGAATATTTCAAAAATCTGACTGATATGGATATTAGAAAAGATATCTATGAGGATGAAATGAAGAGAATTGAGGAAGATATTTTACCCTTTGGATTTTCAAGCACCGTTGATGATCAGGAACCCACATCTTTTTATGATGGTGAGGATTACTGGAGAAGTGCCGGTGACTCCTCCGACACTCCATTTCTATAAATAACTTAGAAACATACCAAGACTCCAACGGAGAGTAAAATGACAGAAATCAACGTAACCACAGATACAGCAGAGGGATTCATTGTTCCAGAATCAGGGGAAACCAATATTAATTGGTTGTCAGCATTCCCTAGTTATACTGGCTTACTTGCAGCATTCGGAACACCAGATGAAAGAGCCGCTGGATTTATGGTAGTTTCTAGTGTTACAGATTGGTACGCTAGACTAACTGCAACATACGACACAGGATGGTATACTTCCAGCACTTCCAGAGAAGATGGTGAAACTGTCGTTAGTTACACAAACGAAACACCTGACGGAAATGCAAATGGTAACTGGCCAAATGGACCAACCACAAATGTTGATGGCAGTGATATTCCTTGGTCATCAGAATGGTGGAGTGTACACAACTACTTGAGATATGGTGGTAGATGTGTAATTTCAGGTGCAGTCGATAACAAAACAGAAACGGTAAATAATGCCATTGATATTTTGACAAATTTACCAACAACAATTAATTGTGTATTCACACACGACTATAGATACAATTCTGATATTGTCACTATAGCGAATGGAAGAACAGATTGCGTTGCAATTTGCCCAATACAATTAACTGGAACAACTAGTGTTAAATCTAACATTCAGGGTCTTTCTGGATTAGAAACACAAAGCAAAAAAACTTTTCGTATCGCAGGAAATAAGTTACATCTAGGAACATCACAGACTTATACTATTGGTGATAATACTGCATCATCATTAATATCATCAGCATTGTCCGCTGATGTTGCTGGATGTATGTCCAGAGTCAACGCATCATCAACACCGTTTGGAGCACCTGCGGGTATTGTTGCCGGTAGAATTCTAGATGTAGTAAGAATGGGATATACACCAACAACTGCGGACATTACATATCTAAAGAGATTTTACGTGAACACAGCGAGAACGTTTGAAGGAACAGGTTCATGTATTTTTGGTGATATGACAGGTAGACAGCCCTCGGATTCAGATTCATCAGTATTCGAACATGTTAATATTGTGCTAACGGAATTATATTTGAGTCGTGTCATTTCTACTGCAATTAGACCTTACCTCTTTAGAACAAATGATACTTCGACTCGGACTTCAATCGTTAATACAATAGCACCAATATTGAGAAACACAGAGGCTTCTGGTGGTATATCAGAATACACTCTAGTCTGTGATGAAACTAATAATCCACCATCTGTAGTTGATTCCAATCAATTAAATGTAAATTTAGTGGTTAAATTTGTTGGTTCCATAACCGCTATCAATGTTATATTTACGGCTAAAAGTGGTACACAATCAGTCAGTAGTTCTGTTGTGAATAGTGGTAGCATTAGCTCTGGATCTAGTTCTTCTAGACCTAGCTCGGCTAGTTCAGCTTCATTTAACAGTGGAAGAGGGAGTTCATATTAATGGCTGATCCCAACAGTTTAGAGGAATTCATTTCTAAATTTAATGGGGGAAATAGAACCCATCGCTATAATGTGGACATGGATTTTCCTGGCGGGGTGAGCGACAAGCAAGATATGAATAGATTCTATATCAGGGCGGCTACTTTACCACCCAGTCAAGTGAATCCCATTCGTGTACCGTATAGAGGTAGAATTTTAAAGTGGCCCGGTGATAGAATTTATTTCCCATGGACTTTTCGTGTGCTCGATCAAAACAATGGTAAAAATAAATCATTGTGGAATAATTTTAATGACTGGAGCAATATTATCAACAACCACGAGACTAATGTAAGTTCTCAGCGTTGGGACGCATTTACCACCGATTGGGTAATAACACAGGTAGATAATTCGGGCAGTGAGATAAAGAAAGTAACACTAGTTGATTGTTGGCCAACAATCGTTGGTCCAATTAGCGTGGATGCAAACTCCATAGATACCTTAGTAGAATTTACTGTTACAGTCGAATATCAATATCATAAAATAGACGGTCTTGATTGAATATAATATGGAGAAAAAATGGCTATAAACTTACTAGGTTTTTCAATCGGAAGAACAACTAAAGATACAACGGGAATAGCAACAGATCTTCCCGGAACTGTCGCAAAGTCGGCTATAACACCCGATGAATATGATGGTTCATATCAGTTTGAAACTGGTGGTATTCTAGGAACCTATGTTGACTTTACTGGTGCTGTACGAGATGAGAATGCTCTAATTGGTCAGTATAGAGGTCTAGCTCTTTTTCCTGAAGTAGACAATGCAATCGAAGATATCTGTAACGAAGCAATTGTAATGGGCACAGATAGAAAACCTGCTAAAGTTGGACTGGGAAGTGTCAAACTATCCCCGTCAATCAAGAATAAAATACAAAATGAATTTGAGTATGTTTTACGTCTTATGGACTTCCATAAAAAAGCATATGAAATATTTAGAAGGTGGTACGTAGATTCTAAACTATATTATCAAATGGTAATTGATGAAAATGATCCTGTAAAAGGTATCGTTGAATTGAGACCAATAGATGCAACGAAAATTAGACGGGTCAGAAAAGTAAACCGTGACAAAAAGAATGGTACTAGTACGGTTTCATTGGTAGACAGTATAGAAGAATATTATGTTTACACCAACACCGAAAAAGATTCAATTTACCCAACAGCAAATACAGGTATAAACATCACCAAAGATTCTATCGCATATGCAAACTCAGGACTTGTTGATGCTAACTCAAAGAGAGTTGTTGGATATCTACAGAAAGCAATTCGACCAATAAACATGCTCAGGCAGATTGAAGATGCTGTGGTTGTTTATCGTGTTTCCAGAGCACCAGAACGAAGAGTTTTCTACATTGACGTTGGTAACCTACCCAAACAAAAAGCCGAACAATATCTTCGTGAAGTCATGCAGAGATATCGAACCAAAATGATATATGATCAGGGTACAGGACAGGTCAATGATAGCCGAGATCATATGTCGATGCTTGAAGACTACTACCTCCCACGTAGAGAAGGTGGTAGAGG